CTTTTCCATTGACCAATTTTACGTTGACGGGCGATTTGATCAATATTTTTGACCCGAATGGCATTTACGTCGGGACGCTATTCCCGAGTTCCATCTTGCCAGCGCCCAGAACAGCCGGCCCCGACGGTCGGATGGAAGGCGGTCTGGATATTATTTTGTCTCAATAGAAAGGAAATCCACATGTATGTCATACCCAAAAGCGGCATCGTGATTCGCGATCCCGATCTCAAAACACACTTGCCGTCAGAGGGCAGGGAAGTCCCGGACACCCTGTTTTGGCAACGCCTGATCATGGACGGCGATGTCACCCTTGGCAAGGCACCCACGTCCAAGTCAACCACTTCCGAGAAATCCAGCTAGAACGGTTTTCGATCCATTAATCTTTTGCGACCCGCTTCTGGCGGGTTTTTTATTTTCAGGAGCGGCCCATGATCCCATTTGCAAATATACCCTCGAACATTCGGCTGCCGTTGTTTTTCGCGGAGGTCAATAATTCTCAGGCGAATTCCGGTGGCGGAATCAACCAGCGAACGCTGATCATCGGACAGATGACGGCCGCAAGCAGTGCGTTGCCGAACGTGCCAGTCATTTCGGCCGGCGTCGGCGATGCGCAGACCAAGTACGGCCTGAATTCGCAACTCGCCTCCATGCTCGCCTCTTATCGCCAAGGCGATACTTTTGGCGAAGTATGGTGCCTGCCATTGGCCGATGATGTGGCCGCAGCCGCCGCAACCAATACCATCACGATCACCGGGGCCCCAACCGGGAATGGCGCGATTGCCCTTTATATCGGGGGTGGTAGTACCTGGGGCGACGGAACAGGTCGGTTCCAGATTGGTGTGACATCGGTCTCGACCCCAACTACCATCGCAACTGCAATCGCTGCCGCGATCAATGCCGATCCTTATTGCGTGGTCACTGCAAGCGCCACGCTCGGCGTGGTGACGCTGACTGCAGACAACAAAGGACTTAATGGCAACGACATCGATGTGCGCCTGAATTATCAAGGCGTGCTCGGGGGCGAGGCAACGCCGGCCGGTCTGACCGTGGTGATTGCTACCCCTCAATGCACAGGAGGCCTGGTCAATCCGACACTGACAACTGCGCTGGCGAATTGCGGGGACACGCTCTTTGATTTCATCGTGATGCCCTATACGGACGCTACTTCGTTGACTGCGATGGATGGGTTCCTGAGCATGGCTACAGGGCGTTGGGCATGGAGCCAGCAGATCTACGGCGGATATTTCAGTGCCGCACGTGGGACGTCCGGTACCTTGACGACGCTGGGTACTGGGCGCAACGGGCCGAATGGCTCCATCCTGGGATTCTTCGATTCACCTACTCCATGCTGGTTGATCGCGGCCCAGCTCACGGCCGCCGCCGCCGTTTCTTTGCGCAACGATCCAGGCCAGCCGCTGCAAACGCTGCCGATCATCGGCATGATGGCACCGCCGACACAATCGCAATTCTCGATGACCATTCGGAATACGCTGCTTTACGATGGCATCTCCACGTTTACCGTCGGACAGGGTGGTCACTGCCATATCGAAAATCTGATCACAACCTACCAGAAAGATGCATCCGGCAATCCTGATGCATCTTTCCTGGAAGTCGAAACCCTGTACACGCTAGCGTACTGTCTGCGCTATATGAGCAGCATCATCACCAGCAAATACAGCCGCATGAAACTGGCGGCCAATGGCACACGGTTTGCTGCCGGCGCTGCCATCATCACGCCCAACATCCTGACATCGGAAATCATCGCCGCGTATCAACATCTGGAATTCAACGGTTACGTCCAGGACAGCAAGGATTTTGCCAAAAACGTGATCGTCGAGCAGAACGCGACCAATCCGAACCGTGTGGATTGTCTGTGGCCAGGGACCCTGATCAACCAGCTCAGGGTATTTGCGCTGCTCGCGCAGTTCCGCCTGTAATTTTAATCAAACATTAAGGAGTTGAATTATGGCTGACAATACCCAGCGGCTTGCCGGTATCGCGTATATCTCTGTCGATGGCACGACCTATATGTTGAGCGGTGAACTTTCCTACTCGCCCGCCAACATCAAAAGGGAGACTCTGGCGGGACAGGACCAGGTGCATGGCTATTCCGAAACGCCTCGGGCACCTTTCATTGCCGGGACCTTCCGCGATGCCGGCAGCCTGACAGTGAATGACTTCAATAACATGACCAACGTCACGGTGGCGCTTGAGCTTGCCAACGGCAAGATGGTCACCGGCAAGGGTATGTGGACCACCGACGCCCAGGAAGTCAAGACGCAGGAAGGTACGTTTGAAGTGCGTTTTGAAGGCATGACCGGATCGGTGACAGAGCAATGAGCGAATCCAGGACTTTCCAGCTGATCACGCCCGTTGACGATGTCACCGAACTGACGATCGAGGAGCCGACCGTCAGCGAGATATCGAAGCTCGCTGAAGATACGGCAAAGCATGGTGCAACCCGCGCCTTGGTGGCCATGATCTCCGCCCAAACCAAGCAACCTGCCACCACCATAAGCAGGCTCAAAGCTCGCGATTTCAAGGCGATCGACCGGTACCTGAACAGTTTTTTCGACGAACCCCCGGAAACCTCCGTGAACTGATTGCCGAGGTCACCTGGTTTTATCACTGGGGGCCATTCGACGCCGAAAAACTGACCTTGAGCCAACTTCAATGGTGGCATGAGCAGGCCAAACGCATAGACCAGAAAAACCATGGCCAATAAATTAGATATCCAGATCAACGTCGTCGACAAGGCTACCGCGACCATCAACCGGATCAACAATTCTGTGTCGAAAATGACGCGGCCCTACACCAACCTTGTGCGGTCGGTCGGCCATTTCAGCAAGGCATCCGGATTGACCCAACTGGGCAAGAACATGGCCAAGGCCGCATCCGAGGCCGGCAAGTTGGCCTCCAAGGTCGGACTGGTCGCCGCACCCATGACGGCACTTGTCGGAGGCGGGACGATTGCGGGTGTCTACGAACTGGCCACATCCTGGGCGCAGCTGGGCGCAGAAACTTCACGCACTGCTGAAACCCTGGGCGTCAGCGCGCAGGATATGAATACCATGCGCATTGCCAACCAGTTGATGGGTATATCCGCCGATACCACGACATCGAGTTTCAGGGCATTCGCCGATACGCTGCAGGATGCGCGCTGGGGGCGAAATCAGGGCGCGGCCGCCATGTTGCAATACATGGGCATCAGGCTGCACAAGACTAAGACGGGCGCGATCGATGCGGCGCGTGCCATGATCGATTTTGCGGACAAGGTCAAAAAGGTTCAGGAGCGCGATCCGGCTGCGGCGCGCAAACTGGCGCAGTCCTTCGGTGTGGAAGCATTGATGCCGATCCTGCAGAAGGGCGGCGCGGCAATGAAAGTCTACCAGGCAGAGGCGAACCGACTGGCCGGCACGAAAACGCCGGAAATGTTCGAGCGCGCCAATATGTTCGCGCTTTCCATTAATAAAATGGGGATTGCGATCGATGGCATGAAAAATTCCATCGGCGACAAATTGATTCCGGTGCTGAACCCCTTGATCGATAAATGGACGAACTGGATCGCGGCCAACCGCGTACTGATTGGCCAGAAAGTGTCAGAAATCGCCGAACGGATTGGCCGGGCGCTGGACGGAATCGATCTGAACAAGGTGATCGATGGCATCGGCAAATTCGTGAACGGGTGTATCGACCTCGCGAAGTGGGTCGGCAATATCGTGCAGCATCTGGGAGGGTGGAAAACTGTACTGATCGGGGTTGCTGCGGTGATGGCGGGCTCATTCGTAGCCTCAACCGTACTGTCAATTGCCCAACTCGTTTTGCTTATTGCAAAATTAGGCATGGCGGCAGCAGCTTACGCGGGCCTTGGCACCGCTGCGACAACAGCAGCAGCCGCACAATCTGCGGCTTCCGGAATTGGAATGCTCGGTAAACTTGGCCTTGTTGGGGCCGCCGGGGCTGCAGGTTATGGGATCGGGATGCTCGCCAATAAATATGTTCTCAACCCACTGGCCGGCGTCATGTCAGGCAACAGTAACGACACGGTTGGCTCGGCCATTTACGCGATGACCCATACCGAAGAGACACCGGGCCTGGTGGGCGGACGTGCGCCCGGGTCCGCATCCATGAGCGCATCTTCGGGTTCTCAAGCACCCCAAGTGCATGTCCATGTCGATACCAAGGTAGATCGTCAAGGCGGCGTTCACACCCGCGTATCCACGCCTTCCGGCGTCAAGATTGCCTATACTTCGCCCGTGATGGCGGGGATGTAAAATGTCTCTTTCGCTACCCACTTTACCCACTTTTGGCGCTGCGCAGTCCGGCATCAAGGATCTGCCCTATTTCAAGGATCTGCGCACGGCCTCCTGGCGCGGCATTCCGTTCGGGGTCGCCCGCACTCGCCATGCATTCGGTCGAAAGAACGTGGTGCATCAGTATCCTTATGTTGATGGCGTCTACGTAGAGGATCTGGGACAGAGCGCCAAAAAGTATTATATCCAGGGGTTTTTTCTGGAAGGCGGAGGCGCTTACGGATCAGGTACGCTACAAGAACAGGTCGCGCTCATGGACCGGGCGGTTTCCCAACCGGGTGATGCCGTTCTGGTCCATCCTATCCTGGGATCCCTGTCTAAAATTGCGCTCATTGATTATGAGTGCGAGACCGGTTTGGAGCGCGGCCGCGTCGCGGTACTGACATTTGCTTTTATTGACAATTCGGCGAAAAAAACGCCATCAATTGCTGTCAATACACCCGCGCAATCCGTTACGGCCGCAACTGCGTCAAACGTTGAAATTCTGAAGGATTTCGCCGTGAGCGTCCATAACCTTGTCAGAGCCTCTGTTTTTCTGGTGCAGAACACCGTCAATCAATTTGTGACCAACTCTCTCGCGACCACTTTTACATCCACTAGCCTGGTCACGATGGTTTCCGCTTTACCTGGGAACATTGGCCGTATGATCGGACAGACATTTCCCGTTAACAAGAAAAGCTCAGCCACGACGATGCAGACGCTGATCGGGTCAGCGTCTGCCGCTCAAGCCTCGGTACTCGAAACCATAACCACGCTTCAGGTATCCG